TACGTGATTTTCGCGACTCCCTCGTTAGATCACAAAGTCACGGTGGATTTTTTACGTTCAGCGTTAGCCACTGACGCGGCCTGCGAGCGGGCTGGGTTTACGCGAGGATGGGCGCAGCGTTGCGGCGATCCGTTCGTTGCCAAGGCTCGCAGCAAGATGGTTGCGGAGTTTCTTGACACGCCCAGCGCGACCGATCTGTTCTTTCTGGATGACGACCTCGGCTGGCCAGCGCATAAGGTCATCGAGTTTTTGGAGCGACCGGAGGATGTGATCTGTGGGGTATACCCCAAGAAGCAGGACACGCCCGACTGGCCGGTGTCCTTGGCGGCTCATGCAGACACCCGCAAGCTGGTGGAACGTGATGGCCTGATCATGGCAACGCACGTCCCTACAGGCTTCCTGCGTATCAAGCGCCATGTGCTGGAGGATCTCTACTACAAGGCTCCGGTGTTCCGTGACGTGGAGATTAATGGGGATCGCGTGAAATACCACGCCGTGTTCAACTCAGGCCCTGGCGCGGACGAATGGTGGTGGGGCGAGGACTACGCGTTCTCCAACGCACTCACCGCTGCTGGCTATGAGATGTGGGTTGATCCTGACATTGCCTTTAAGCACCGTGGGTCCAAGACGTGGACCGGCACACTGACCGACGGTGTTTCCACTTTCAGAGACCGGGCGAGGACTATTGATGGAACACAACGAGTATCCGAAGCACATGCATCACCCGCACAGCCAGCGGGGAAAGACGGAAAAGGTGGAAGAATACCTTTCCGACAAAAAGGCAAACTGGCAAGGCACGCCCGATAAATATCCGCCGGTCTTGGTGTATAATGTGGACCAGGAGGAGCAACACCGCGCCCAAGGATATTACACCATCGGATCGTCTTCGCCGGAAGCCTTCGCCCAAGCAGCGGCGATCCCTCCGGCACCGGACTACATCCCCGAGGAATATCCCAAGTGGGTCGGTGACAAGCTCGTTCACAGTGCCGAGGAAGAGCGTGAGCTGGCTCCGAAGCGCGGTAGGCAGAAAGAACCGTCATGACCGTAAACGCAGGCCAGCTGATCCTTGACGCACTCCAGAAGCTTGGGGTGTATGCCGCGACGGAAACTCTCAACAGTTCTGACGCGCAGCTTGGCCTGAACGTCCTCAACGACCTTATGGACTCATGGTCGAATGAGAACCTTGTCACGTATGCCAACCTGGAACAGTCCTTCACTTTGGTGCCAGGACAAGCTGTGTACACGTGTGGACCGGGGGGGACGGGCGTCAGTGTCCGCCCCCTTCGTATCCCTGAGGGACCAGGACGTGCGCGGATCCGCGACACCAACCTGAACGACTACGACATGGCGGTCATTACGCAGGATCAATGGAACCTGATCGGCCTCAAGACCAACAGCTCCAACATCCCCGACACGCTGTTCTATGACCCGCAATATCCGCTGGGCATCATCAATATCTTCCCAGTGCCGCAGCAGGCGTACACGCTGTTCTTTGACAGCTACCTCCAGCTCCAAGAGTTTCCCACACTCTCGACGAACATGTCGTTGCCGCTTGGGTACAAGCTCGCAATTACCACCAATCTTGCCCTTGAGCTTCAGCCCTACTTCACCGACGCGGAAGCCAACCCGCTCTTAGTGCGTTCCGCAGCCAAGGCGCTCGGCAACATCAAGCGGACCAACATGACGCCAATCAAGGCCGTGTTTGATCCCGAGATCGTTAGCCGCGCATCTCCGACCTACAATATTTTTAGGGACCGTAGCGGAGGAACCTGATGGGTGAAGTCATCTCGCCGTTTGGCAGAGTTCCTCCCGGCACAGCAGACGCTGACATCGTGGCGGATCTCGAACGCATTCTGGAAGAAGCCAAGCGTGGCGAGATCGTGGCCATCGCTTACGCCTACGCGGCTCCCAACAGAGACACGACGTTAGGCTGGTGTCATGGGGACAATGCGGGGACGCATGTCATGCTGGCGGCTCTGACGGGCTTGCAGGCAAGATATCTCAATCATTGGATGGAGGGTGAATGAAGACGCCCTTCCTCGGCACGGCTTACGTCTCTCGCTCGCGGGACCTATCGCTTGAGCAGTGCATCAACCTCTATCCCGAGATCGTAGAGACCAAGCAAGGCGCACAAGTCGGTGCGTTCTATGGCACACCGGGTCTGGATCTCCTCGCAACGGTGGGCAATGGCCCCATTCGTGGCATGCTGACTTTCAACGGCAACCTGTACGTGGTGTCGGGGACGGGCGTTTATATCGTCACCTCGAACTTCAACGTGTCCCTGCTTGGGAATATCGCCACGGGTTCCGGTCAGGTCTCCATGATCGCCAACGCAACCCAAGTGGCGCTGTTTGATGGCATTGGGGGATATAGCATCGTCAACGGTGCGCTTAACTCCATCACACTGCCGTTCAGCAATCCCGGCCTTGCGGTGTACCAGGACGGCTTTGGTGTGGTCAGCCAGAACGGCACGTCCAACCTGTGGCAATCGTCCATCAACGACCTGACCAGCTGGCCGGCGCTGAACTACGGCGTGGAGAACGGCAAGCTCTCAAACATCGTGGGCATTGGTGAGCTTCACCGGCAGATCTACGTGTTCAAAGAACGCGGGACGTTCGTGTGGGTGAATGCTGGTCTTTCACCGTTTGCCTTCCAGCGACTGGACGGTGTGTCGCTTGAGATCGGGTGCATTGCACAGGGTTCGATCTGCAATGTCGGTGACAACCTCCTGTGGCTCTCGCAGAACGACCAGGGCCAAGGCGTGGTGTATCTCGCCAATGGATATCAGCCGGAACGGGTCTCGACCCATGGCATGGAATACGCCACGGCTCAGTATCCGACGCTGACGGATGCCATCGCCTACGCCTACCAACAGGAAGGCCACTACTTCTACCAGATCACTTTCCCCTCGGGAAATGAGACCTGGGTGCTGGACCTGACTGCAACGAGGCAGTTGGGATATCCCGCTTGGCACAAGCGGCTTGCGTTCAGCAACGGCAACTTTTCCCGGCACCAGACGGCCACCTGTCAGTTCTTTGCGGGCAAGGTTGTGGTGGGGGATTACAACGCTGGCAAGCTGTATGCGTATGACCTGAACACCTACACTGACGCCGGTCAGCAGAGGAAATGGCTGCGGAGCTGGCGGGCGCTTCCCCAGACCACGGCCAATGCCTTCCGCATCTCTTGGCTTGAGATACAGGCTGACACCGGGAACTATTCCACCGTTGCCAATCCGCAGATGATGCTGCGCCAGAGTTTTGACTCTTCCAGCTTCACGTCAGAGTTCTTTCAGCCTGTGGGTTTGATCGGTCAGACCGCGCAACGGATCAAGTTCAACCGGCTCGGGATTGAGCGCCGGGGATTGGCTCAAGATCGGATCTTCGAGCTATCGTCCACCGATCCCTACAAGGTGGCTCTGCTGTCTGCGGAGATTGGCTAATGGTCGTCAAGGTTTCCCCCGTCGCGCCTAGCCCATGGGTTCAGCCCAATGGTCAGCCGGTGCCGGCCTACTATCAATACAACGTCACGCTCGCCAATGCGGTGAGCAATTTGCAGAAGTCCTGTTCTGCTATCACCCCGCTGCCGGCCAGCCCCACCACCACGCAGATTGTCACTGCGGTCAACGCCATCATTGCGGCGCTGACGGGTCCATGAGCACACCGTTCTTCATCACCGGCCTGCCCAGATCTCGGACGGCTTGGTTCTCTGTTGCGACCTCCACACCGGAGAGTGTGTGCCATCATGAACCCACCGCCTGGCTAAGTGATTGGCCCGAGCTGGTGCGGCTGTGGACCGAGAGCAAGTTTCGGTATGTGGGCATCTCGGATTCCGGTCTGGGAATGCTGCTGCCTTCGATCTTGGATGAACTCCGCCCGAGGACATTGATTATCCGCCGGTCGGTGGATCAGGTGGAGACAAGCCTCAATCAGTTTGGGATCTCCAGCCCACGCTTGCGTCGTCGTTTGGAGGCTCTCCAAGACATGCTGCGGATCTACGACGACCACCCATTGGTCAGGGTAATCCCGTATGAGGAATTGGACTATTGGACAATCTCGGATGCCATTGACTGGCTGACACCGGGAACGTCCCAGCCGATGCTGCATCAACTTATGCATCTGAACATCCAGAGCGATCTGGGTTATAACGTCGAGATGGCGCACGGTGTTAATGAATGGTGGGTGCCTGACGAATTGAAGGAATAGACCATGCCTTTTTTTGCCGCTGCCGCTCTGATGGCCACCGCCACAGTTGGAAGTTCACTGATTGCGTCAGGCGCAGCGTCGGATGCTGCATCGCAACAGGCGGCATCCGCACAACAGGCCAACCAGCTTCAGGCGCAAGCGCTGGCTCAACAGCAAGCCAACCTCGCGCCGTATCAACAGGCTGGCCTGCCCGCCATCACCGCACTGCAACAGGGCTTAGGCCTGATGCCGGGTTCTACGGGTGCAATTGGTCAGGGCGCGCTGAACACCCCGTTCAGCCAACAGCAATTCCAAGCCTCGCCCGCTTACCAGTTTGAACTGCAACAAGGTCTGCAATCCGCACAGAATGCAGCCTCCCGCACGGGCGGTCTTGGCGGCAACCAATTGCTTGCGCTGCAACAACAGGGTCAGGGTCTGGCCCAGATGGATTACCAACAGCAGTTGCAAAACTACCAAGCCCAACAACAACAGCAATATAACCAGCTGATGGGTTTGACGGGCATTGGTCAGGCGGCGGCTGCTGGAGTGGGCGCTGCCCAACAACAATACGCAACGCAAGCCGGTCAAAACCTGATGGGCGCGGCTAACGTGCAAGGTGCTGCTGGCATTGCCGGAGCAAACGCCTTGACCGGCGCCTTAAGCGGCGGGGCCAGTTCATTGTCCAACGCCTATCTGATGCAGCAGCTTTACGGCGGCAACCCGATTGTGTCGCCCAATTATGTTATGACCGGCGCTCCTCTGGCTTCCAGCCCGCTGGACTTCACTTATACGGGACCGTAACCAATGGCGCTCGACACCTCAATCTACGGCATGTTGAACACGCAGTTCCCGCAATTCGATCCGTCGAATGCAATGAACCAAGCGAACATGCTGCAAAAGCTTAAAGCCCAGCAGATGGAAATGCAGGCGGCGCAAGCTGCTTCGCAGAAGGCCAATGCCATTCAGGACGTCTTGGCTCAATCAAGTTATGAGCCGGGTCAAAAGGTCGATGCAAACACGCTCGCCAAGATCCGAGGCTTGGACTTCAATGCGTATTCTGCGTTGGTCAAAGGCAACCTAGAGCAAGACAAATTGACGGCCGAGACCACTAAGCTTCAAGCCGAAACGGATGCCAAAGAATCCGAGCGGATGATGAAGTTTGAGGAAGCCCAGCACGACGCTGCCGGCCGAGCCATGGAAGCTTATACCAGCACCAAAGGTTCTGTTGGTGAGAAGCAAGCAGCCGCGCAGAAGGTCTGGGATCAGGACTTTGCCGACCTCAGTGAGATCGCGCCCAAGGGCCACAAGATGCCTCGCCAGTTCGATCCTGGCACGTTCTCCGTGGCGTCCAAGGATTATCTTGACCGGCAGGAAAAGCGGCGGGAACAAACCTTTAAGGAAGGCATTGAGACGAAACGGGTCGGCATTGAGGGCGCTCGCCTCCAGTTTGAACGTCAGAAGGAGGCGGAATCCGGTTGGACGGTTATGAACGACCCGACCACCGGCGCCACGATCCGATACAACGCCAGAACGGGTAAGGCGTCCACGCTTGATGGAACCCCGATCAAAGCGCCAGAATCTGTTGAAAAGCAGACCGGACGCGCACCGACATACGCCCAGATGGCGGCTGGTGCGTTCAGGCGAGAGTTCAAAGCCAAGAACGGACGCGAACCTACATCCGCTGAGATCCTGGCCGATCAAGCATCAGGCAAGGGCATGGCACGGACCGCCACGCTGAAAAGCCAGATGGACTACTACAGCAACGAGACCAAAGGCCTGATTCCGCAATATGTGGATCGGGTGTCGGCTCTCAACTTGCCGCAAGTGAAGATGTTTCGTGACGCACTTCTGGCCGGCAAGACGCAAGTCAGCGACCCTGCCGTCAGCAAAGCCCTGCTGGCGGCAAATGCTGTCGCGGGTGCTTACGCCCGGTCTCTTGCACCGACGGGTGCGGGTGACGCTGAGACACGCAAGCATGCCAGAGATCTGCTCGGCATCACCAGCCCTGCCGACGCCAGGGCGAAGGGCGAGCAACTCTTGTCGGAGATTTCCGCGATTAAGGCGTCCGCCAAGGAATCCGCTGCTGAAGAGATGCCGCCGGATGGCACTGCGCCTGCCGCGCCAGCTGGCGTGACCGAATACGTTTGGAATCCGGCAACCAAAAAAACTGAGAAGGTGCAACGCTAATGCCTATTCGTGTCAGAGCACCAGACGGCGCATTCATTACGTTTCCCGACGGGACGCCGGATTCGGATATTGCGATTGCAATGGAGCAACACGCCGCGCCAGCTGCAACCAAACCGCCACCCCTTCAACGCGCTCAAACTGCCGCCGACAAGTGGCGCGACACGGGTCGAGCGCT